AGCTTAACACCATTTCTGTACACATCAACGTAGTTGCTATCTCTGTAGCTTAGTGAAATACCTTCTGACCCTGCACCACTGAATGTTGTCTGTGAAGCAGTAGCAGTGTAGGTATGTTTTTGTCTAACTCCGTTGGAAGGAGATACTCCTATGTATGCCATTAATTATACCTCTTGGTTAGCCACATGTTCTGCGTAGGCTGTCTTGATTGCATCTGTATGTACTGCATTGCATATTGCTTGTACTTCTGCACTCTCACCCGCTAAGTCATCTGCACTTATATCAGGTGCAACAACGTGCCTTGAGAAGCTTCTGCTTATCTCTGTGCCATCTCTCTTGATGACTACTGCTGTTCTTACTTGAACGTGCTTGAAGTCACCTACGATTTCTATTTTGTCTTGTATTGTCTCTTCTGTTAATGCCATTTTTATCTCCTTTTGGTTAGTGGACTGACTACCCTATATCCAATAGGGTTATGAAGTTCTGTAAATAATAAAACCACGAATATCTGCTGAATTAGATGATTTGTCTGTTACATTTACATTATTAGTTGTGCTTGCAGTATTTGTTTTAAAAATTTGAAAACTGGTTGTGTAAAGTGTAACAACTTGTTGATTACTGCCTATGCCGTGTAAATTACAATGAACATTACCAAATTGCTCAGTATTAAAACCACTAGGATTTCCTCCTATAGAAAAAGGTAAACCTGTTATTTCAACATTACCACTACCTGCTGATACAGTTGTTATATTGGTTATATTAACATGAGCTATAACCATATTACCTATTTTTGTATATGTACCTTGTGCTTCTCCAAGAGTATAAGTACCTGCCGTAGTGACGCCTTGATAAGCAGGTGTCCAAGTTCCCTCTTCATAGTCATCAAGATAATTAGCTGAACCAGTGCCACCTAAAGCTATACCACCTGATAGGTAGAGGTCTTGATATCTAGCATTAGATGCACCTAAATTCATTGTAGCATCTAAAAGAATACCATCATCATCAGTTGGAAAAAGATGTTGGTCTATTCCAATTCCATTATTACCACCACCACCTATATAAAGTCTATCACCACTAACAACACCAATACTTCCTACAGTAGTGCCGTCTTTTAAAAACTGAGCAATATTCCCGTCACTAGTGTTTCTTCGTAGAATTAAGGGCACATCACCATTTCTGGTTGCATACACTCTTCCAATAGGTTGTACCTGCACACCTACATCAGAGGCGGTTGCACTAGTCTTACCCACCAACAAGTTGCCACTGCTGTCTATTCTCATGCGTTCTGTGGAGTTCGTTGAAAAATACATAGGAACTGCATCAGTAGAAAAAACAGCAGCTCCTGTGGCATCTTGACCTAAAAACAAGTCTCTTGAGTTTCCAGAAATTTGTACATATGAGGTTCCAGAATTAAAAACATGAAGTGGTTTTGAAGGACTCACAGTTCCCACACCAACCCTATTGTTAGCTGAGTCTACATAAAGTGTGCTTGTGTCTACTGTTAGGTCACCTGACATTGTAAGGTTAGTAATCCCAGTGTAAGCACCAGTTATCCTTGCATCAGGCACTGTGCCACTGTCTAGGTTATCTGCGTTTAAACTAGCTACACTAAATGTACCATAGCCAACAATATCTACCTCATCACCATCTGCCAAAGCACCACTTTCAAAAGTAACTGTATCTCCACTTGTAATGGTAATGTCTGCCGTAGACATACGAACACCATTGACGTACACATCTACATATCCTGCATCATAAGCTAGTGTGTTACCATTAGCATCTGCTCCAGTTACACTTGTTGGTGTTCCAGTAATGTCATAGTGATATCTTTGTGATGTACCATTGACAGATGAACCTGCGTTCTGCCATCCACTTGTACCATATACTTTCAATGTATCTGATGTAGTATCAAAGTATAAGTCACCTATATGTAATGATGTAATAGGTGCTGAAGCAGCTATACGATAAACTTCACCAAAGTTATTTACTGAAGCAAGGTTGCTTGCCACTGTGTTTACGTTAGCTATAGAACCACCAACAGAGTTAACGTTGCTTATGTTAGTTGCTACTGTGTTAATGTTTGTAGAGTTAGAGTTAACTGAGTTAATGTTAGTTTCATTAGCTACTACTGCATTAATATTACCAGAGTTACCAGCTACAGAATTTATGTTAGCTATGTTAGTTGCAGTAGTTGTTACGTTAGCATTATTGTTTGCAACAGTTGTAACGTTACCATTAATCCCAGCTACTGTGTTAATGTTAGCCTCATTTGAGACAACATCTGCTATGTTAGAAGTTATTCCTGCTACTGTAGATATATCACTACTTATACTTGAAACTGTGCTAATATCACTATTGTTAGTTGCAACAGTGTTTATGTTAGCTGTATTACCTGCAACAGTGTTAATGTTAGTTGCGTTCCCTGCGACTGATGTCACATTTCCTGAGATACCTGCAACAGTTGTAACATTGCCACTAATACCTGCTACTGTAGTTACGTTACTATTGATACCTGCAACAGTGTTAACATCACTTATGTTACCACCAACAGTGTTGACGTTAGCTATGTTTGTAGAAACTGTGTCAATATCAGATACAGCTTCGTTCAAGTCATCTGCAGCAGTCTCAATCTCTGAGATAGCTTCGTTAAGGTCATTAGCAACTGTAACAACATCTGCAATGTTAGTTGCCACTGTGTTAACACTTGCTATATTTGTTGACACTGTACCAATGTCTGTAGCATCTGCTGCTACTGCGTTTACATCTGCAATGTTAGCTGCAACAGTGTTAAGGTTAGTTGTATTCAAAGAGTTTAACTGAGCTTTATCAGCAGGAGTTAACCAAGTATTCTCTAGGTAATCCTTTGTTGCAGCATCTTGAGCATTTGTAGGATTAGCTACATTCTTAATGACTTTGCTTTCTGCATCCCATTTACTATCTACATCTTCTTGGATAGTATCGTCAGTTAAGTCAACAGCTTCTTGCGATGAGTGAAAGATTTGTATGTTAGCATTGTCTAAGTCTTCTTCAGTAAGAACTGAACCAGAAGCAAAGTCTACTGCTCTTGATGTTAAGTCTGTTGTACGTCTAACCTGTACGACAGTACTACTAGCAGGAGCACTGGTTAATTGTACCTGAGAAGCAGAAGGGAAAGTCAAACCTGTTTGAGCTACCCCATCAACTGTAACACTAATCTCACTAGTCGCAGTGTATGTAAAGGGGATGTTAAACGTAGTTGTAACGTTATCCCCAGTGTAGTTTTGATATGATAATGGCATTTGTATTCCTCGTTATTAATGTTGTAACTTTAGGTTTAGTTAGCAAATTCATTAGCTGTAGCATTTATTACCTGCCTAGCTCCGTATAAAGATTGATAAGGAAAAAGTCTCAAACCTTTTCTCCACTCAGATTCTGTAGCATCTTCATCATCAAATAAGTTCTTAATAGTTGAACCTCCGTTGACTAACAAAGAAGCAAGAGGAGGAGTTATAGCATAGGAGTTACCGTTCAACACACCTGTAGTCATTTGTGTTATGTAGTTAAATATTGAAAGCATACCTATCTGTGAAGCTGCTCCTTGAATAAGGTTAGCAGTTGTCATACGTTCTTCAATATATTCCTCTCTATCACTACGTCCTGCAGCATTTAATTGTACTCTAGCTGCATACATAAGAGCACCCATACCTAGTGAAGCAGTTAATAACTTAGCTACAGCTCCAGCATCTCCATTCATTGTCCTAACAGCTAAACGTTGAGTTTGTTGTTCCATAGATGAAAAGGTAAAGTTTAAAAACTGGAACATTGACCTACCTATTTGAGTAGACTTTAACAATCTGTTACTTGTAGATAAATCAGATTCTTGAACATTTGTTCTAGCATCTCTATGACCTATAGAAGCAAAAGCTTCTCTCACTTCTTCATCCCACTTTTCAATGTTTAGGTTCTTAACAGTTCCGTTTGGGTTCTTTGTTACAATGTTACGGTTGTTTAATGTTTGTACTATTCTAGCACCCATCTCATCAGATATACCAAGTTGTTGTCTTTTAATCTTAGAGAAAGGTAACTTACCTTTTGCAGCAGCTAAAGCAAACTCATTAGTAAAATGTAACATAGACATCCTACGTAAGAACTGTGTAACTCCTGTTAAACCTGAAAGATAAGCAACATGTTTTTGAGAAGCATAAGCAAACTTTTCTGTAGCTCTACCTATCTTATTTCCAGTTGCAGTAGTTATAGTAGTTCCTACATCTTCTGTATCAAAACGTGTGACTGCTGTCCACTTAGCTAAATCAATTTCATTACCTAATCCAAAAAGTTGAACTGCTTCTGAAATTAAATTAGGGTCAGCATTAGGTTTACTTAAATCAGTTAAAAGTTGTTTATACTGAGGAACAGACTTAAGTAAAGTCATGAAACTATATTCCATCATAACGTTAGTCAATTCCATTAAAGAGGACATGCCTGACATACCCATGTTAACAGCAAATGACCAAGCTCGTAAAGCTACGTTAAGGTCGTGTACTGTCTGAGTTTCACTTCTGTTTCCTAATCTACCAGTGATGCCATCATACATAAACTCTACTGCATCTAAACCTGCTTGATATTCATCTTTAGCAAGATTTTGAAGTTCTGCCTCTCTTTTAATACTTCCTATTACATACTCCTTAAAGTCAGTACCTCTTACGTTAGTGTTTATACCATTTCTAGCTAAACCTATAGCACCTGACATTTGAAATATGTAAGCATTTACAAGTTGCTCACCATCTTCTTCTAGTAAATCAGTAAATCTTAACTCTTCCATATCTCCGTTTTTATTAGTAGCTGTAATTACAGTGCCTTCATTTAAGACTACACGAGATTGAGCACGTTTAAAACCTTTAGTTTTTGTAGATTGTGTAAGTATATCTATGATATCATCTATCTCATCATCATCAAAAACTCTTCTTGAGACTCCATCTATATCAACAACTTTTTCAGCCTTTAACACTGCTTCTAAATCTTCTCTAACCATTGGAGCAGTATCTGTTATACCTGACTTTCTAAACTTTGCACTTATCATACTGTTAGTATAACCTCTAGCAAACTTTCTTATGTAGTCATTAACCATATCAAAAAGTTCTTCGTTTGTCTTTCCCTTTGTTCTACCTTTTTTAGTTAAAGTTTTTAAAACTGAATCTTCTATGTTAGGCTGTCCTCTACGTATAGCTTCTTCAATTAAATCAACAATTACTTCATCATCAAACTTATCTCTTAAGTTTTTAATCTTAAGGTCATTAAACAAACGTATTAAATAATCAGGGTTGTTTTCTATTTGTTTTCTTGTAAGACCTACAACATCTGCTTTTACTCCTAAATCAGCTAAATCATCTAGAACACTTCTAGCTATCTTGCCTATTACCTCTACTTCAGGAGCTACATTTTTATCAATACCTCTTAAGTAACGTGATAAAGCTGTGTTAAATTCTTCTTCTGTAAGCCCTGTTCTTTTAATAAACTTGGCTCTTTCTCTAGGAAGTGTACCTGCAAGTTTGAAACGATATTGACCTTGTAATCTACCCATAACTTCTGTTACTGAATCTGGATTAGTAGCTTTACTACTATCAGCATATCCTGCAACATTCATTCCCATACGATTACCAAAAAATCTAAGAGGAGCTAGTTTATGGTTCATCATCCTTGCACCCACTGATATCATATTACGTAATCCAAAAAGACTGTAACCAGCTTGCATAGGTGTTTGTCTCATTTCTTCAAGTGTAGCAGGTTTTGTATGCCTATTTGGGTTAAGTGTACTAGGTTCAACAAATTCAGGCTTACTTAATTCTTTATCTATTATTTTATTACCAAGTGCTCCTTCATTAAAAGTTTCATAAAATACTGATTCTTGTGGTGTAAGTTTTTGACCTAATCTAACCTTAGTATCAATAGCTGCACGTTGTCCTGCTTTTCTAAAAGCTGTTATACCTGCATTTAAACCACCACCTAGTACTGCTCCTGCTCCTCCTGCTATGAACACATCATTCATATCTATGTTAAACCTAACGTCTTTCCTAATAGCTTCAAAAGCAGCATTCTCACTTGCACCTACTACAGCACCAATCTTAATAGCTCGTTTAACATCATAAGCTCTTTTGACAACACCTGCACTAAGAGCAGCTGCTCCTCCTATTGGGCTAGTTGTAGCTGAAGCTAAAGCAGTAGTACCTGCTATGATTGCCCATTCAGCTGGGTCAAACATCATAGCAAATATTCTACCTGTAGTACCTTTCCAACCTGCTGCTTCTATGTCTGCTAAGTTTTTCTGAGTAGCTAAGTTAATCTTTCTTTGCTTCATGGCTGTATTAAAACCATAAGCACTAGCATTCTCTAATACATCTATAGCTGCATCAGTTTGTAACCCATCTGTTAATGTGTTAATTAACTCAGGAGTAAAGTTAGTTATAGGCACATCACTTACCACTTCAAGTTTATCTGCGTGGTCTTGTATAGCAGACACTAGACCATCTTCTTTTAAGCCTACAGCTACACTTTCCCAAAAGCCTAGTGTCTCTTTTTGTTCTGCCATCTTTAGTTGTTGGTTTAATACTACACTTTCTTGAATAGTATTAATTATAGGTATAGTAGACTTTTCAGCTACTACTGACTCTAGACCTAAATCTTTTAACAACATTTCTTGAGACATTTACATTTCCTTTTTATCTACTTATTAGTAACCCAATTATAAGCACTTGTCATAAAGTTCTTAAACTTAGTAGCACTTGCTTGTGCTTTCATATCTAAGAAAGAAGGTAACTCTTTAGAAGGTACATTATCATCTGATGTAAACCTACGTATAGTTATAGCATTAGGTAGTTCGTTTATATCATAAGAACTAAGTTGTACTTGGTCATTCTGATTACCAGCTATAAAGTAAACTTTACTTCCTTCAACTTTAACAACTATACCAGCATGACCTTTACTTCCTATTCTCTTACTTTCTTGTGGTGAATGTTCTTTAACTAATACATCACCAGCTTGAGCATCAGCAAAGTTACCTCTTGGTTTTCCTTCAGGAGCTAAACCATTATAGACAGATTTACCTGCTGTTTGATAAGTTTTAATACGAGCAAAGTCATACTTGTCTCTAGTTTTAATAAACTTAGAAGTGTCAATACCTGAATCACGTAATACTTGAGTTACAAAAAGAGCACACCAAGAATTATTACCAACAAAGTTTTCTATACTTTGACCTTTTTGTTTAGCATCTCCTACTATATTTTTCCACATACCATATATAGCTTCTCTGCCTACACTGCTACCTTCAGATATACCTAAAAGGTTAACAGCTGTTTCTGCAGGGTTCTTATCTTTTGCTATACTAACTACAGTATCTGCAGAAGGTTTCTCATTTATTTTAAATGTGTCACCCTTTGTAAGAGTAGCTGCTTCTGCTTTAGGAAAAATGTAATCCATAATAGTAGAAGAAACTTCATCAGCAAATTCTTTAGTATCTTCACCTACAGCTTCAGCCATTTCAAAAGCACGTTTCTTAGTCTGAGTAGCCCACTTATTTAGGCTGATTGTACCATCTTCAGCTACGTTGTACAACATTTCAAACTTAGCTTTAGCTAGAGCTTGAGCTTGTTCAACAGAGCCTTCTGTGTACTGAGCTGCTTCTTTAATAGCAGCTGTAAATTTCTTCCAAGTCTTTGGAATATTAGTTACACCTAATTGATAACCCATACTAATGATAGCTGACTGTGCTTTCTCAGGTATGTTTCTAAAACCTTGTATCTCTTGGTCTAGATAATTACCAATCTTCTGTACTTTTAATCTAAGTACTGCAGCACCTTCTTCTTTTGTGACATTATTAACATCTTTAATCAGAGCTTTCTCATCAGCTTCTAAAGCAGGTAAGTAAAAGCCATAACCTACTGACCTGTCTTTTCCATCTTTGTAAGGTGTGTTAGAGAAACCTTCTTGAGTTGCTATCATATTAGCTGTTTTCTCTTCTGTAGTATTACCTTCTATAGTCACTTGTTCTCCTGTTGGTTGATTACTGGGAATGTTACTAGTTGTAAATTCACCTACTTGTGTTTCATCTAAGACAGATGCACCTGCTGGTTTAATGACATTTAAATCTCCACTAAATAAAGCTCTAATGTTATTAATAGCTGCTTCAGGACTTCCTTTAATGTATTCAATAATGTCATCACCAAACTTCTTTGCATTTTCTGCTTCAGCTACAAAATCCTTTTCAGACTTAGTTGCATTAACAATAGCATCACCTATACCTTTAACTAAGTTTAAGGCTGCTTCAGGACTACCAGCAATGTACTCAACAGTGTCATCACCTAATTTCTTAGGAACACGTTCTCTTCGTTCATCACTGTCAAAGCTAATTAAAGATTCTACACTATTCTCCTCAGGAGCTTCTTTAGCTGCTACTAAATCTTTAGCAACCATATTATACAACACCTTAGGGTCTGATAGTATTTTAACTTTGTCAAGTACACTTAAAATATTTACTGAAGGTTTACCTTCTTGCATAACTGTAAGATATACTTCTGTAGGATTAACAGGATTAGAAGTTAAACCTATATCGTATTCACCTTCAATTCCTTTTATACCTCTTATATACTGCTGTAAAGCTTTATTATTAGATAAACTCTTGTTCATCTTTGTTATAATTTCTCTAGGGTCTTTTATACCTGAAGGAAGACTTGCATGTAGATTAGTAAAAGAATACTTAATTTCTCTATCTCCAGCTGATTCTACTACAGGACTATTTTTTAATGCTACGTTAGTTGCTCTTTCTAAAGCATCATCAGGACTAACACCCATCGCTACAAAATAACGATAATCACTTATGGCTTGTTGAGCTAATAAAGTAAAGGTAGGTAAGTCTTCTAAGTCTCCTAATTGTTTTTTAATTTTCTTTGTTGTCTTCACATCTATATCAGGTAAACTTTTAATTGCTGATAATTTTTGTATATCTCTAGATGCTCCTACATAGTTAGCAGTTGTATAATCCACTTCAGGAGTATAGTCAGCTTCACTTAGTTCTTCATTTGGTTTAAATAAACCTTGTTGAGCTTCCCTAACTAGCAATAAATCCATTGCTTCTAGTTTTCTTTCTTGGTCAGTAGTAAGATATTGACTTGTAGGAATACCAGCAGCTTTTAAGATTTGGTACTGGAGAAAACCTTGTCTGATTCTTTCGTTGTCTTCCTTAGTAAATTCAGCACCTGATTCTACTAGGTTTACAGTATTTACAACTGTATTTGTAACAAACTCAGGAAGAACACCTGTTGCTTTAAAAACATCTGCTTTTTGTTTAGCATTTAATTCTCTAAAAGGTACTTTTTTTCCAGCTATAGTTAATGTGGTATTAAATAAAGCAAAAGTTTTTTCTTCTTTAGTAGGTTTTAAACCCATTAAATTAGGAATTATACCTTTATCTACTGCTACTTGCATACCTTGTTGGATGTTGGTAACTCTCTGCTGTTTAACTGCAAACTTATCTCTTTTAGCTCTTAGTTGACTAGCTAAAGCTAAGTTTTCTTTAGTATCTAAAAAAGGTTGTGGAAGGTTTTCCAAAGCTTTTAAATAAATGTTATTAGGATTCTCATCTTTGACGTCATCTGCTAGTTTTAAAAGAATATTTCCTATCCTTTTAGGGTTAGCTTTACCATCTATAGTACGATAAGTCTGAGCTTGAGTTTCAAACCAATCTAGTAATAACTCAGCACCTTTTTCTGGATTGTCTTTATATTGTAGACCAATGCTTATTGCAGCATCAGCCATCTGCTTATCTTCTTTAGATATAACGTCAGCTTTCCTAGCCTCATTTAAATCAGCTAGAAAAAGAACTTTACGTTCTTCCATATGAGCATCATAGGTTTCAATGTGTAGTTCATCTACACCAGACTCTCTTAATTTTTCTTTATAATTAGATTTATGTCTATCTATATCATCTATAATTGTTTCATCAGGTGCGTTGAGGTAAGCTTCTTTATTTTGGTCATAATTATTTTTTATCTGAGCACTAAATATCAGAGCTTCGTTTTTAACTTGGTTTTGTTTTTTTTCAAAGTTAAAGTTTTCTATACGTCTTTCACGTTTTAGTTTTTCTTCTAGTCGTTTATCTGCAGCTGCTTGAACAGCAGGAGTTATAGCATTTACAAATTCAGATAAAGGTGAAAGAGTAGATTTCTCTTGAGCTGGTGCTACATAAGTCTCAACAGGACTTGCCATAGCTTTAGTAGAAATACCAGCTAAGTTAGTGGCATCTACATTTAGTCCCTTTACTATAGTTCTTTTTTTTGCCATGTGTTCCTCTTATGAAAATATACCTGAAGATTTAGTGTAGCTTGAAAATTCAAAATTACCTGAAGAAGGTAAAGATTGTTCTGTTTTACCATTTTTAAAAAAGTTACTAACATTAACATCACCTTTTAAATCAATGCCAAACATTTTACCATCACCATATTTAATGTCAGCTGCTGCTGCTGCACCAATACCAGTGACTACTGCACCAATTAAACTAGGTGGTTGACCTTGTTGCATAGAGTTAATACGGTTCATAGCTTGTGCATTAAGACCAGCTTTTTCTAGTTCAACTTGTGTAAGGAGGTTCTTAATACTAGCATTATACTTTGAGACCCCTCTAAGTTCTCTGGCTTCTGTTAAAGCTATCTGCTGTTTAACAGTTTTACCAGCAACACCTGCTTCACCAGCTGCTACTTTCTGTCGTTCTTTTGTTTCTAATGCTTTAAGAGCCAAAGCCAGTTTATCTTCTGCTATTACTTCTGACTCTTGTATAGCTCTTTTATTTAATGTTTGAATCTTCAAGTCACGTGCAGCTACTGCAGCAATCCTGTTAGCTTCGTATCTTGCTTGTTGTTGTCTAGCTGCTTTTCTTTGCTCAAGAAAACCTAAAGCTGATTGCCCAATACTGAGCATGGTCATGGGTTCCATTTTATATCCTCACAAATTCTAAAAAGGGTTTACCCCCATAATTATGTTTATTAATAAAAGTAAAGCCTAAAAACTTTAACCATTTTATAGCTACAGTGTACTCTGCATCAACAGAGTTAGTCAAGATACTATACTTTTTATTTAGTTCTTTTGTCAATCTTTTAGTTTCTCTCAAAAAGGTCATCCATATTTTCTCAACAGCAGGTGTAGTAAGTAACCAAACACAGGCAACCATGTCATCCTGTCTAGCTACTCCATATATACCTGCTATCTCATGTGTTTCTTTTACTAGAAATGTCCAACATTCGTCAGACAAATCTAATCCTGTTTGTAAAGCATTCTTTGTACTGCCATGTGATGCTATCACCTCTTCCCTATCTTCAGGTCTAAGATTATTACATAGATAATCTACATCTTCTTGGGTGCTTTGTCTCACATAGGCTTTCATTATAGTCTCCTAGAACGTAATACAAAGAAACCTTCCCATTCAGCTGACTGAAATATACAAGGGAAGTGACTAGAACTTTTTAGTGTTATACTTGTTTCATCACCATGACCTAGTACTCCAAAACGATAAGTACCTGAGTCAATAGCAGCTGTGTTTAAAATGTTAGTAGCAGCACCTACAATACGTCCAGTAAAGTTCCTAACATAAGGAGTACGTTTAGTATGTGTTACTTCTGCTTGAAAGAAACCTGTATTATTATAAACAACTGCATAGTTTCTTATATGTAGTTTACCTGTTGTTATAGATTTATCACCATTTTTAACAACTGGTTCAGAGAATTGGTATTTAAACTCAAAAGGTATACCTGCATATACTACTTCACTATTAGCTAATCTAGCTGCTACATCACTTAGTTGTATTATCTTACCTGTTTCAGCTATGTAAATAACACTAGCATCAGTGTAAGGTATAGTGGTTAACCCACTTGTTTCTAGTTGTACTCTTCTATCTAAGTGTATACTAAAGTTATTAGTAGTATAATTTGTAGCATCATCTACAGATAAGTTTATACGTTCAAGAAATAAGTTATTACTTCTCTTAACTAGTAGGGTTATATCTGCACGATTAAAAGACACTCCTAATATATCTCCAGTAAATGTCCAACGAGACCAAGAGGCTTGTAACTTTTCTCTACCTCTCCAGTAGTATCTATATACATATAGAGCCTGTGGGTCATTATCTGTTTGTACGAGTATCATATCTTCATTAGAAGAAGCTTGTATGTTTATAATTTCACCATCTAAATACTCAGGTACATGTGCTGTAATCTCTGTAGCATCATTAGTATCTGTATCAGTATCTACAAAGTATTCCCATAAGCCAGACCATGCTCCTCTCTTAGAAGCAAAGTAAACAAACCTACCTGCTTGTGCTGGTTTAGCTCTTAGTGAAGCCTCAAACTCTGTAGTGTTAGCTACATTAATAGTCTCAGGTGTAAGTATTGGGTCAGCAGTAACTTTAAACTGTGTTAAATCTGAGAACAATAGTAAAGACTCGTTAAAAGGTACAGCATGTTTAAGTATGCTAACCTTGTTAGAGGACACTGCAACATCAATAGGGTCACTGTCTACTATAGTTAATACTGATTTACGGAAAAAGTCAAAGCTTACAAATTCTCCTGCTCTAGAGAATATAACATTCTCGTCAGCTAGTACACCTAATCTATTACGGTGAAAGAATATATCATTTAATTTGAAATCTACAAAGGAAGGGAAGGAGTTTGTGTTATCATCTCCTACAGTTCTTGGTTCATATGTAACAGGGTCAAACTGAAAGTTACCATTGGCTAACTTACTTAGCTTGTGTGGCATTGTACTAGCATTTAACTCTGTTAGAATGTTAGGCTCTAGTGTTTCTTTCCACACTTCTTCATCTGTAAATTCAACATAGTAATCATCTTGAGCTTTTTGATTATCACCTGATACTTTAATAACATAACCTACTGGTGCTTCTACAGGTAACTTTTTAAAGTCAGCTGTCTCATCTTTAAATACAAGTAGATGGTCTCCACCATGAGAGTCTCCTACTTCTACTTGGAAGTCTGTGCTATCAGTAGATTGAATATGTAAGACGTTACCATAACGTGTAACTGTTAAACCTGATACAGCACTACCATCAGTAATGTTTTGATAATAGGTTGTACTAACAGCAGTACCAGAAAAAGTATCTAAGTTAGTTGCAATAATATCTGTAGCTGCACCACGTTCTGCATTCTGTGTTTCAGATGTTGAATCTTGTGTTGAAGACTTTGTTGCAAACTCTACAGTACTACTATTTACACCTTTAGTTAAGACAACACGATAAGTTGAGGAGTAATCAGCTTGTTTAACATATACTAAAGCTTCAGGATTACGAGTAGTAGATGTAGCAGTTCCTTTAGCTACAGTTGTATTCTTATTTACTATGAAAGTAGTATCAGCTATTGATACAGCTGCCAGTTCTTTACTAGGAATAGTCAAGCCACTCAAGTAAGAAGCAGCATTGTTAGTTACGGTTTTAGATACACCATCTTTGTCAAACACCCTTATAGTACCTGCAGTATCTACTACCATAGAATAAAATTCATTCTCATCTCTACGAATAGTATGTATAAAAGCTTTATCTAAGTCAGAGATTGTTCCTAAGTCAGCTACATGTGTGCTGCTAGGACGTTTAGATAAACCTGTAACAACGTTAGACAAACCATTCTCTTGTAGTTCTGCTTGAGTACTAAGCCTTAAAGATGGTGGTTGTTGTGATACCCCATTTATAAGATTTGGGATAGATTGACTGATGAGTGCCATTAAAGTGTTCTCCGTCCCTGTCTGTCGATGATAGCATATGTGTCATAATTATCAAAGATATTATTATCTTCTGTTATCTGGTCAAACTCTTTTAACTGTAATAATGCACTCTGCTCATCTCTTAGTTGAAAATCATGTAACGTACCTGAACCTACTACTCTATCTTGGAAAACTCTAGTAGCACGTAGTGTAATATATCTTTTAGCTACCTCAGGTAGGTCATCAAAGTTTAACTGTACTATGACATCTAAGTATACATTAGTACCTATGTTAAACGTGTGGTTCTTCTTGTCATACATTTTTAAACCACGTTGTACTAAGTCAGGACTCTGTGGTGCAAGTGTAGCATCTGCTCTTAATATATTATTAGGTAGAATTATCTCACCATCTGTACTTTGAGCAAAGCTTTTGTTTAATTCTTTGTTGAAGTGCCAACCCATAGATTGTACTTCTCTGTCTATTGTGTTTAATATTGTTTCAGCTATTTCTGCTTCTATTAATCCAGAGTCTAAACTACTTACTGGTGCTTCTCCAATAGCAGATAACATAGTATTGACTGCATCTAGTTGTGTTGTTCCTGCCATTGCATTCTCCTATGCTTTCCATTTAGTTTTATTAGCCCAGTAAGCTGCAGATGTCTCACCCTTTTTAATATTCTTTCTATGTCTATCTTTGAAGGCTTTACGTTGCTTTGGGTTTTGGTTGGTCTTTGCACCCTGTTCCCCAAATCTAATCATCTTAGGTTTATCTCTACTACCTATTAGTACAGCATGAGACTTTGTTGAATGACTTGGAGTACGTTTAGGTATGCGTAAACCACTAAAGGTTTCTCCCCTATACTCTATACTCATTTGTTTTTCTTTTTATATTTATCTAAGGCTGACGGAAATCTACCATTACCTTTATTTATTTTTTGTTGAACATTAGATACTTCTTGTTTATTTAAACTAGAGCCTGTTTTTTGTTTTTCTTGCTTCATCTTCTTTAACATTTGCTCAAGTTGTGCTGTTGAATACTTTGATAAATCATTATTTGGCATAATACACTCCTATAAAATAGAGAGAGGCTCTAGAAACCTCTCCCTGTTATTATAATTAAACTTCAAGTAATCCAATACAAGCAGCAGGACGTAATACGTTATGTCCCATTGCATACTTGGCTACCATTAGTGTACCTTGTCTATTGATTTGGTACTCTGATTCCATGCCTAAGTCTAGTAGCTTAACAGTAGCTACAGCTTCAGGTGTAAAGATAAAGCCTCTCATCTTAGAAGCAATAGCCACCATGTCTGCACCGTCTACAGCAGCAGTTGGTAAGTCATAGTGTGTAGTTCTACCTGAACCAGCAGTGTTAGCTAGTGGAGCATTGTCAGAAGTCTTACCCTCATCAGCATCACCTGTAGTAAAGTTTACATATAGGTTAGATACTTTAGCATGGTTAGACATAATGACAGGCATTCCAGCAATCATAGGAACAGTAGCTCCTGCAAGATTACCATTACCACCAAAGTCTTTATTCATATAAGTTAGCTTTGAACCGTCTGAAACATCTAATAATGCATAGTACTGGTCTGGAGCAAGAGCTACCACAGCACTGCTATGGTCAACGTTCTTGATATCAAACTCTTTCTTTGCATCAAAGATAGCTTTAGCTAGTTTAGCAGGGTCTATAGAATCTGCAGTAGCAGTACCAATAGTTACGTTATCAGTAAAGTCTTCTTCAGCAAAGTCTTTATATCCTTGAACAAGACCTGCTGCTCTAGTTGCATTAGTTGATAATGCAGCTTTGGTTAACATTCTTGCAACGTTTCTATCAGCTTCATTAGCCAATGCAATACCAGCTTCTTTAGAGTAGATGCTTCTTACATCGTAATGATTCATAGCCTCATCAATGTTAGCAATGAACTGACTAGAGATGAGCAAGTCATCAATAGTTACAATTCTCTCACTAGCTCTGATGTTGCCCCCTGTAATCTCATTCCCAGGGGTTAGGTATTCAGCTGATGCTCTACCTGTCATAGGAAATGATGCAGATTTACCCTTACTAATTGTACGAGTTCTCACTTTGTCCATTAGGACTTTCTTTTCTTCAAATGCAGTTAGGACTTCCCCAGCATATAGCTTGAGGAACAGGTCTCTAACGTCACCTGTATTATTAGTTTGACCCTGAAAGCTTACGGTGTAAGCAGGGTTTGAAGCAGCTTGTGCCATTTTTTAATTACCTCTTAGTAGTTAAGTTGAGTTGAAATTACACTCAGCATTTCTACATCCTTTCTCCAAGATTGTCCCTCGCAAGGGGTCAGGGGTAATCGTTTGTCTTTAGCTTAGTGTGTAGGAATGATATCAGTTCCTTTTAAATACACCAAGTTAATCGTGTACTTAAAAGGAAGGGGGAATACTCCCCCAACCTGAACAACAATATTAGAACAGACTTGACCTTGCTAACTTATTAGCTACCTCTTGTCTGTAGGCAGGGTCATTTGCGTATCTAGGGTCTGCCATTGCAGCAGTCATTTGTGCTGTACTTTCAAATTTCCCACCTGAAGCTCCAGAACTATTAGTACCTTGTATAAGGTTTGGTTCTGCTTCAGAACGATAACGTGCAAACATCCCTTGAACAGCAAGCTCAATCATATTTTTATCTTGCGTATTCATTGTTGCGTTAAAGGCATCTATCTCATGTTCAGGTAAGTTTTCAGAAGCCCAGTTTATCATACCAGCATACTGTTCTTCCCCACCTGTTAATGAGAATACACCTTGTTTAGTGGATTCAGCAAGAGCATCTTGTCCTGCTATCCAAGAATCTACCAGAGGTTGAGAGAAACCTGCTTCTTGTAAAGCTTGATAAGCTTCCTCTGATAGTGTACCAGTATCAGCATACTCGTTTTGAAATGCTGAAAAATCTAGACCCTTACTATCTAATAGGTCTGCAACTTCAGATGGACTTTCAGTAGGGGATACGTCTGTTTCCTCTGTAGTTTCTTTAGGCTGACCAAGCTTTGATTCTAAAGATGCGTAAGCTTTAGCCATATCTTCTGGACTTTTAAACTTTTCAGGTAGCCATTCAGGACGTTCATCTACCTCTCCTACTCTTTCTCTGTCAAGCATAGCTTGTTGATGCTCTTCAGACTCTGGAGCTTCTGGTTGAAAAGTATTAATTGAATCTGCCATATATTATTATCCTTCTTCTACAGCAGCCTTTGCTAAATTAGGTGCAGCACCTTGTGCCATACCTGCTACTGTTTGTTGTTCTAACATTGCTTGTTGTTGTTGTTGCATCATCATCTGTTCTTGCATCTTCTGCTGTTCAGATTTAATTAAGCCAGAAGTATCAATTCCTAATGATGCTGCTAGTCTGTCTATATAATCATTTACATTCATCTCACTAGCAATAATCTCTTGACCTAATGGCTGTAGATATTGCAAGAATGTAGCTAATTTGTTTAAGTCTTGTCCACGTCCTAGTGCTTCAATACCTGTAACTACTGTAGGTTTGATGCTATCCTTAGGCATACGTGGCATTTTACCTTGCTTCGTTAATGAATCAAGTAGTAAGTTTATTAAGGGTAACTGAAACTCTTGTGATAGTATAGAGTATACACCACCTAAAGAAGTCTCTAGTTCTTGTGCCATAAAACGTATCTCTTCTGCTGTAACACGTTCTGCTTGTCTTTGTACACTAGTGTTTAACAAGAAGGCTGCACTTAATCTATCGTTAATCATCCTCATAGTTTCTAATGCTACACGAAAGTCACTAGCTTTTTGTACTTGTAATGTTGAAACATCATTAACATCACCTGCTATGAAAGCACCATTAGGAGCTTTAGCTAGACTACTAGACTTTGTTGTACCATTAGGACGTACAAGAAATAATACCTTAGAAGAAGCAGCTGAACCTTGTACGATAGACTGAGTTAAAGCTTCTAAACTACGTAGGTCACCTAAGTATTCTTCTATAAAACCTCTACCATAATCCTCACCATCAATACGTATGAACCGTAATGGTATATAAGGGTTTTGGTCTTTCTTAAACATGCCTCGTGAGTTAGGTACTTCTATACCTGCTACCTCTTGGTATACTTCCCACCCTTTATCAACTAGACATACCTTAGTATACAAGTCATAGTTCTTTACAGGTGAGTCTGACTCAGGTAATAATACCTTTACTGACTCAGGTAAGTTTAAGACATTAAGACTTTCCTTAGTAATAACCTCAAGTAGGTTACCCATTGTATCACGTTTAGTAACATAACGGTCAGGTCTGTACACCTTCATACCACCTTCTTTAGGCATGTACACTAGTGAGTTACCTGTTACTATAAGGAGTTTAAGGGCTTCAAAAGCTGGTACTCTAATAGCTTTAGACTCTATTTCTGCCATAGCTGCACGTTCAATACGTGCTAGTCCTTCTTCAACTTGACCTCTGTTGTCACCAGCTATAGCTTGTAAATCAAAGTCATCAATAGTTAAACGAAAGAAAGGACTGTTAGGTGGTAATAAAGCAAGTAGTAATTTAGATGCTAAGTTATTTACACCTCTTGCTCCAATACCTTGATAAGGTGTAGGATATATAGATGAACTACTATGTCCTTCCTCTGGTAAAAGAGTAGGTATAGTTAGTTTAGCAGCTTC